GACTTTTCTTAACATAGACTCCTGCTCTTGTCAATATCATTCTGACACCGTTTGGACTCTCGTTTAACTCGTCAGCTATGGTTTTAACAATCTCCATACTATTTTCTGGAGTAGGTTCTTCTGCAGTATACATCTCTACTGCCTGAGCTTTTGCTTCATCTGTCCAAGCCAATTTTCTTCTCCTAATTTTACCAAATCGTGATTCGTATTCAGCTATTGATTGTGTTCCTTTAAAGCCAGGACACCAACCAGTTGCTTCTAACATTTGTGTATAAAATCTATCACTCATTCGTTTATTTTTTAATATAGATATATTATACAAGAAGTCCGACCATTAGTCAAGAACTATTTTTTAAATCCTGTAACCGTAGGTTTCTATATCATGCCTATATAGCTGGAAAAGTTTAGTTTTAATTTTAATTGTTAACCACCTTTCCCAGTCGTCAAAGATTTTGACACTCTCTAAGATTGAAGTATCTTCGAGTTGGAGGTTTAAAGCTTCGAACTCATTACGCCAATCTTCAAACCTTACTACTATGTCGCAATTTTTATACAGGAGTTTCTGTGGTATTGGAGCTTCATTATCCAACCACTTTTCGAACCCTATGTAATTTAAACTTTCAAAGTATAGACTTATTGCCCTTTCATAAGGATTTCGTACTATACCAATATGTTTATTATCTAAGGTTATTAATAAACTCTGACTCACGCTCTATCTCCTTTGCTAATGCTTCACATTGGTCTAACTCCGTGACCAATGCTTGTGGGGTTAAACCTTTTAGATGTTTAACCTTATCTAGTAAAGCACTTAGTTTAATTGAGCATTGGGCAGGTGTATGTTGTATTTTTGCCATTACTTAAAGTTTCTCTTTATACTTGCCAGCTTGTCTTCTAGACTTGCTAACTTTTCTAGTTCCCCATCAACTGTTTGCACAAGGTCAGGGTGTTCTGCTAAACCTACATGAGAGCCTAGTAACACATTTATATTGAGTTTATGTGCTGCTATTGCTCCTTCATAAAATTTTATCATAGTTTCCACTATGTCATCTCTATAATTATTCATCTTCTTTTTCGAGTCCCATGACTCCCTCTATATAACTTTTTACAAACTTGTTCCTCAATGTATCATCTAATACAACGGGCAACAAGATAGGGGCGACCAAAAGTGCTAATCCCCCAAATATAAAGAATCCGAGCCATCTAAACTTAACTGCTATATGTGTAGGGTAATGTATACTCATCACTTTAACAGCAGGTAAATATAATCTCACTAAACTTAACACCCATGTGGATAACCACGCGGCTGCTAATATATTAAACCAACTTAACTCCATATTTCTCCAAATGTCTTAAACTTCCTAAATCATAGGCTAGAGAAAATGAGTAATATCCTACTTTTCTACCATCGAGCCACGGAAAGAAGCTCTTATCCATAACTTCTTGTGGTACAGGGTCGTAAACATATATTGAATAGCCTTTAGAGCCATACTTCTTCTCATAAGAAGTTACAGGTTTAACATACCCTTCCTTTGATTCCATATATTCTGGAGTCAATTCTCGTAGGATTTTTGCAATTTTATTATCTTTTACTGCCCATACCAATTCTCCATCTGCAAACTCCTCAGCAACGCATTGCTCGGGTAGCATTTGATACTTATGTTTATAGCACTTTGAGTGTTGTTCTTTAGAGAGTCTCTCTGGAATCCCCACTCTTTGTATAACTGCTTTAACAAAAGCATTGGAACGATATAGGCTTTCGGCTATAGTTGAGATATTATCTCCGTCTATATACATCTGAAGTACTTCTTCTATTTCATCTTTAGTAGCTCCAGTGCCTTTCTTTTGCTCTTTCCTTTTATTTTTATACTCCCACAACTCCAAATGGTCGTCAATGATTCTCTGAAGTCTGGTCGTGTTATACCTTATATTCAGAATCTCACAGGCTTCCTTTTTAGTTATAGGTTCGTCCTGATTTAGTAAGTCTACTACCTTTTGGATATTAGTAGAGCTTAGCTTTTCGTAATCTTTTTGTCTTATTGACACTATTTACGCCTTATTTCAAATTTGTCTTTCACCAACCAAATAGGCGTCCATAATACTATTCCCCAAGCCACAACATTGAACATAAAATGTGCAATAGTAGCTGGTAAATTAAATAAAAATTCTATCATTTGTTTCTCCTAACTGTTATGGTTTCTTGACCTGTTTCTAGGTCAACAATCACTTCAATTTCTATCATTTGTTTTCCTTAAAATAATTCGCCATCAAGTCCTATATGTTCTGTTCCATATAGCATAACAGCGTAGTGTATAATCTTTAATAAATCGTCTGGATTTTGTCCATTCTTTTTGCCATATCTTTGAGCGTATTTAATAATGTTTCCTATACAGAAACCAGTACCATGTTGACTATCGAAAATGAACTCAGTTGCCTGAATATTTCCTGAAGCGTAATGTTGTTCGTATGTTTTATCTATATATTCTTTTATAAATTCTAATGCTTTATCTTCATTAAATTTGTAATCTTTGAAATCCATTATTTCTCCGTTGTAAAGAAGCATACCTGAACTAATCTAGCATCTTCTTTGGTTTCTCCAAAACTAGCGTTTATGGGAGCATGCCAATAATTGGCAGGATAAATTACACACCTGTTATAAATATTACCAACATATGCGTGAATCTCCCAATCTTTATTTGGCTTATCCAACCAATTTCCTTTAAATGTCGCATTTCGGTCTATACTTAAATCTTTTGTTTTGTATATTTTCTTCGTTTTCTTACTACGGTATAATGCCGTTCCTGTATTTATATCTGCTTCAGGTTGTAGAAAACATACTGACGCCCATGCTTGACCATTTATTTTGTTTGTTGTTCTTTCTAAATACCCAGCGCAATCGTGGTGTATCCAGTTTAAAAATTCTTTAACCCCTTTATATAATCCTATTGTAAATGCTGTATTACTATTCTTTGTAGGAAAATATATTATTCTTTTGCCTATTATGGCTTCATGTTTATTCTTAATAAACACCCTATTCTCATGAGAATAAGTCGAAAGTGTTCGGTCACCTGGAAAGAAAACTTTATCCCCTTTAACCCCTGGGTAGTAGAACATTTCTAATGCTTGTTCTCTTACCTCATCGGGATTGGGATAAAAATCATCTATTATATGAATCATTTTTCGAGTTCTTCAATAACATCAAGTCCACCTTCTATTTTAGCAAGGTATTCTTTTTTCTCTGCTAATCTAGCTTCTAACATAGCGATTTCCTCACTATACTTTGTATGTTGAACTTTCAAGTTATTTTTTAGAACTCCTGTTTTTTCAATAGTTGCAGGTTTCGGTTCCATAACCCCGAAAAATTCCTCAAATGATTTTTTATCTTCTTCCATATTCCTTTTGTAATTCTAGCCACGCTTCAAAGTGTTCGTCGCCCATTTCTTTTCTTTTTTCCATTAACCAGTTATCATCTAATCTAGCTTCTTCGTTTCTAAACTTATCTTGTCTTTTGGTTTTATCAACCATTTTGATACTATTTAGAATCTTTACTTCTTCACCATTAGATTTTTTATATGTGATAACTTTCCTTAATCCACTATTTTCTAAATGCTGTAGGATTTTCGCATCAATCTTTTCTTTTGGAGTACCATCTTTAAATGTTAAATCTCCATGATTTGTTTTTACTTTTATAACCATTATGCTGTTATTCTTCTTCTCGTCCAGGCTTCTTCAAGTTGCCACCAATCTGGTGTTCCTCGTCTTGTCCAGTTAGCAAAGGTAGCTTTGTCTTTGTGGTAGAAGTCTCTGTACGCTTGGACTGTATTATCTTGTCTGCACTCGTCTGGCATAGCCTGTACAAACTGGGTAAGTCCACGCCTTGGTATGGCGATGTTGGGTAGGTTTGCGATAACCTCATGCAACGACTTATGAGATTTGCCCGTATATCTGAATCCGTACTCTTTATTGAGTTCGTGTGCCAAATCGTAGAGCCACTCATAGTTGTCGAGACTTTCGCGTACCCATATACTACAAGGGTGATTGTACATAGTAGGAAGATAAGGGTA